ACTTTGGAGGTTATCAAGATCATAAAATCAAAGGCGGTGAGGATGTGCTAACAATTGGATACACAGAATTCATCGGCCCAATAATTAAAGCAATCCAAGAGCAGCAAGCCATGATCGAAGACCTCAAGGCCCGTATCTCGGTGCTTGAAGTCAAATGAGTCCGAATGAGAAGTTGTCGGTCTGGGTGACCCTCATTGCTACGATCACGCTATCGTTGATTTTAGTCTCAATGGTCTGCGGAATGATGATTGGGTTGTTTGACGAAAAAGTGGACAACAACAAAATCTTTGAAGCTGTCTTGCCTGCGTTCCAAACGATTGTGGGCGGCTTCATTGGCCTGATTACCGGTATCAAGATTGCCACTGACCAACGTCGCGAAGACGCAGAGGACTGACTGTGGACTACCAAACACTTTTTAACATCATCCTTGGTGTTGTGATGGCAATTATTGGATGGTTTGGGCGTTCCGTGTGGGAGGCCAGCGTCGAACTCCGCGCTGACCTTTCCCGCCTGAGAGAAGACATCCCCCGCACTTACGTCGCTCGCGAAGACTACCGAGCCGACATCCGCGAGGTGAAAGAGATGCTGACCCGCATTTTCGACAAACTTGATTCAAAGGTAGACAAATGACTTTCGAGGAATCTTTCAAGGTGCTTATCGGCCACGAAGGCGGCTACAGCGACGACCGCAATGACCCCGGCAACTGGACTGGTGGCAAGGTGGGTGTCGGTGAATTGTTGGGCACCAAGTACGGCGTTGCTGCTAACTCGTACCCGATGGAGGACATTCAAAATCTGACGCTTGAACGGGCGCAGCAGATTTACCGCCGGGACTATTGGGACAAGCTTCACGCCGACGACCTTCCTAAGCAGGTGCGTTTTGCTGTGTTTGACGGCGCGGTGAACTCCGGTGTTGGTCAGGCTGCAAAGTGGCTTCAGCGGGCGGTTGGAGTTAAAGACGACGGGATTATCGGTCAGGGGACGTTGGCTGCGGTGCGGGCAATGGATCAGTACAAGCTCGCCGCAGTTTTCAATGGTCAGCGCCTCAAATTCATGACCGAGTTGAAGGTTTTTGATAAATATGGTAAAGGGTGGGCACGGCGCGTGGCCGAGAACCTTATCAACCTGCCGTAGGAGGCATCATGGAATACGTTTTTGCTCGCTTGAAGGAGCCGTCCACTTGGCGCGGTCTTGCGCTATTTGCCGGTGGCTGGGGCGTCCAGATTGCGCCTGATTTGATCCCGGCGATTGGCACTGCGGTTGCGGCGTTCATCGGTCTGGTGGAAGTAATCCGCAAGGAAAAATAATGGCCCTCCAGAAACTGGTATTCAAGCCGGGGGTAAATCGAGACCAAACCGACTACGCTGGTGAGGGTGGTTGGTATTCCTGCGACAGGATTCGATTTCTCTCCGGTTTCCCCCAAAAGCTAGGTGGATGGGTTAGATACTCCATCTCCGCTTATCTTGGCGCGTGCAGGACAATGTTCAATTGGCTTGCTGGGCCGGGGTACAACTATCTAGCTCTGGGGACTAGCTCAAAAATCTACGTTGAAAGCGGTGGGACGCTCAACGACATTACCCCCATCCGTGCGACATTTGCCGCCGGCACTGTTTCTTTTACGACAAATACCACAAACCCTACAAGTGTCTTAGTCACTACGACGACTGTACATGGGGCGGCAACGGGCGATTATGTTGTTTTTTCTGGAGCGGTTGCGGTTGGCGGTGTCCCCGCTGCGAGTCTCAATAACGTCCAGTTTGAAATCACCGTGGTTAACACCACTACGTTCACTATCACGGTAAGCCCCGGAGCAACTTCTGTTGATACACTCAGTGTTGGGATTATCGGGTATTTCTACATTGCGACAGGGTTTAGTACTGCTTCTTCTGGTGTAGGCTGGGGCGCTCCTCCGTGGGGTGGATTTGGAACTACGCCGACCACGGGGTGGGGCATTGCTGCTGCCACAGCTATCAGTGTGCTGCTCAGGTATGTGTATTTTGCGACTAGGTATAATTCTACGACCAATTTTACAGACCTACTGTTCAACGTCCGTAACGGGCCGATTTACTACTGGGCGGTCAATACCTCGTTCCAAGTCGCCCCGGCGGCGGCTCCGACCAATGCTGTTTTGCTTTCGGGTTCGTCAGTGCCTTCACAAGTCGGGCAAATTATGTACGACACCAACGCCGGCATCCTGATGGCATTTGGGGCAACTGCCTACGGTGCAGGCTCCACTACCTTTGACCCTCTGCTAGTCCGTTGGGCGAGCCAAGATGACTACACGAACTGGAACCCCGCAGCGCCCTATACTTCTACCGCTGGATTCTTAAAACTCCAAACCGGGTCTACCATTTTAAGGGCAATTCCTAACCTAAACGAAACTTTGGTGTTCACAGAAAGCTCTGTCACTTCTGTCCAGTTTGTAGGCGGGCTTGACGTATTCGCGCAAAAGTTAATTTCTTCAGAAGCTTCTTTGATTGGCCCTAATGCCATTTGTGTTAGGAATAACACCTACTATTGGATGGGTACGGACAAATTTCAAATTTACAATGGTCGTGTCGAAACTATCCCCTGCACGCTTCGGCAACACGTTTTTGAAGACATTAACTTTTCGCAAGCGGAACAATTTTTAGCAGCGTCAAACGAAAGATTTTTTGAAGTTTGGTGGTTTTATTGTTCCGCTAATTCAACCGTAATAGATAAATACGTCGTGTTTAATTACGCCGAAAATATTTGGTATTATGGGACTTGTACCGACGCTACCAATCCATCTATGGATTTGTCCAGAACTGCGTGGTCGGATTCTCCGTTGAGGCAGTATCCGCAGGGGGCGAGTGGGGCTTCAAATTACATTTTTGACCATGAGCGCGGGTGCGATGCCGACACTGCCGTGATGAATTCGTACATACAGTCGAATTACACTGATATTCAAGATGGAGATCAATTCATGCTTCTCCGTCGCGTAATCCCCGACGTATCGTTCGCGCAGTCCACAACCACCTCCCCCCAGCCGTATGTGAACATGGGCGTCGGAGTAACCAACTTCCCCGGCGCTGCGCCTATGACGCTGAACCAAGAGGGGGAACCTTTCTCAGATTCGGTCACCCGCACTTCTACTGCTGTGCTAGACCAGTACACGACCCAAGTCTTCATCCGTGGCAGAGGGCGGCAGATGGCATTCCGCATCAACAGCGACTCCCTTGGCGTAAACTGGCAGCTTGGCGCGGTGTGTATCGACGTTAGACCTGACGGGCGTAGGGGGTAATGTGGCGTTCGATCAATCAAAAGCCCCGCGTATTCCTAACGCACCAAAAGAATATAACGAGGCTTATTTCAACCAACTTGCACGGGCGTTAGATAATTTCTTTGGAGTTTTCAACTCCAACGCTGGGCAGCATATGGATAGTATGCGGACTGCCAGCCTTAAAACGCCGCTTATAAGCACAAATATACCTACTGGGAGCATAACTGTACCCACTGGGACAAATAACAATTTCGTACTTCCTTCGCACACGTTTATAAGAATCAACGACCCCGGAGGTAATTTCGGCTTTACCGGATTTATTACGGGGGACGCAGTTTACAATTCTTCTGGCGTGCTTACTGTGGCTGCATCAGATGGGCAGCAGCTTGTTATATTTAACCCAAGTACTCGTAATTTAACCATACACGATCAAGATACCGGAAGTCTTGCAGCGGCAAGAATCATAACGGGCACGGGGGTTAACATTAACCATTCAACCGGAGTTACGTCTATGACGTATTCGTTACCTGACTCTCGATGGGTCGTCACTTCGGTTCAAGGATAATTAGTATGGCTACCAAAAATACAATTTCGGCGGGGTTCGGTGCGGGGGTAATGCAGAACTTCACCCCCGCGCAAGCTGCGGCAAAGCGGGCTGCTGACGCCGCCGCCGTTAAACAGTGGAAAATTGATCAGGCAGCAAAAGATAAAGCGCAGCGAGCCAAATGGGACGCCGACGCCAAGGCTGCGGCGGCCAAACAGGCTCAAGCCGACGCTAACCCAACTTTTCGTGGCTTTGAGACGTTGGATGCGCTAAACAATAATTACAACACAAACGCATTTTGGAATTACGCACCCGAAGGCTCTAAATCTGTGTTTCAACAAATGGCAGACCAGCAGAGAGAGCTTGCTAAAACTGCTGCGCCGAAACGCGGTGACCAAAGGTACGGCTTTGTCAAATTCGGGCAAGGTATGGATCCCGAAAAAGACAACCGTAGCTGGCAGGAAAAATTCTCCACGACCAAAGGTGCTGGCCTTTGGGCGATGGGTATCAACCCCGACGACCCGCAGGCCGAAGTCAAAGCGCAGGCGATGCTCAAGCGCATCCTCGACAACCCGAAGTATAAAACCGGCGTCTGGGGCGACAAGGAATGGGGTCGAGACGACGCCAAGATGATGGGGGTGCGGCAGATTCTGGCGACAAACCCCAACGTCCCCGCTACAGAACTTCTTGATTACGCCAAGCGTGCGCCGCAGGCGCAGAACGCGCTTCAGCCTCGGGACATTGGCGGCATGATTGGGGATACGTTAGCTCAGATCGCCTTGACCGTCATGTCTGGCGGCAATCCCACCCTTGCGGTTATGTACGGCGCAGCTAAAGGCGGTAACGAAAATGGTTGGCTTGGTGCGGGGTTGGGTGGTCTAAGTGGTCTTGGCACCGGGATGGGAACTGGCTCGTTTATGCGAGGCGCTGCTGCTGCCGGGGGAGGACTCGGAGGCGCTGCTAGCTATGTAGGAAGTGGGATAAAAGGGATTGCGAATAACTTCCTTCATCCAATTGATTTCCTAACTAGGACTGGCAGCAATATTGCAAGCGGGGTTGGTAGTTTAGGTAGAGCAGCGTTACATCCTATAGATTCTTTAGGAAATCTAATCAACACCGGCAACCTTGCTGGAAATACGGCTACTTCTGCTGGAACTCAGCTTGGCCGATTAGGTACTCCGGGGTTTAATGACGCTATTTCTAGCGCAATTACTCCTACTTTTAGGTCTGGAGTAGTCATCCCCGGTATTGTAGACCCACTTGTATCAGCAGGTGCTAATGCAATTAGTCCGTATTTTAGCTCAATTGGTAGAGTTTCGGATACTGCTGGGATGCTTGCAAACCCTACTTTATCCAACACTGCCGCAGCTTCAAATTTTTTAGCGACTGCTGGAAGAGAGATTAGCCCGTCGTTTGAGTCAATTGGTACTCAAAATTCTCCTATATCGTCTGGGTCTTCTAATACTACCGGCGGTGCAAGTCAAGACGATAAAATCCAACGGGTTTTAGATCTTGTAGGGGACTTAACTAAACCCGACACGCCCACTGCACCGATTACATCTGTATCAATGCCGAATACGTCTGCAAATTTGGCGGCATCGTTAAACCCAATTACTTACACCCCGTTTTCAAACAACATGGCACCGAAATTTATTTCTCCTGCAATTTTAGCCGCTGCGGCGGATAAGGATCCTATGGCTATGGCAGCGGTATCAGCAGCGGCAAGGTCTGCAATTCCCCTACAAGCGGACAAGTCCTCCGCAGGGCTTTTTGGGCTAGACCTCAATGCAGAAGGCGGCGCTGATTTGGGCCTTGGTGGGCCGGGTCTTCGTGGTCTTGGGTTTGCTTATGGCGGATCTATCGAAGACATCAAAGACCCCATGAACCCAATGGGCGGTACGCCTGCCTCCCAGTACGGACTTGCGTCACTTGAACAAGGCGGAACGGCAGAAGATGCCCCCGTTGAAGGCTACCTCAACGGCCCCGGCGATGGCATGAGCGACTCAATCAAAGCCACCATCGACGGCAAACAACCGGCACGACTTGCGGACGGTGAATTCGTTATCCCTGCGGATGTAGTCAGCGGGCTTGGTAACGGCTCTAGTAAAGCAGGTGCAAAAGTGCTATACGCCATGATGGACAGGGTTCGCCAAGCTCGCACCGGTAACCCCAAACAGGGCAAAGAAATCAACGCCGAGAATTTTTTGCCCGCCTGATGCGGGGTAGGAGATAGGCATGAAAGACAGTGTTTTTGGCGGTGTTGCCGGTAGTTCAAATAAAACCGGAACCGAATCTTCCAATCAGCAGTTAGACCGTATGGGTCGCGCTGCTGTCTATACGGCAGCGGGGGCGTTAGATAAAGCCTATAACAAAACCCCTTTTAAACAGCTTAATGCTAATTCCTATGTTGCGCCCGTCAATGCGGGGCAACGTGCTGCGTGGAACGCTGCGTATGGGTTGCAAACTCCAGAACAGTTTCAGCAAGCGGGGGATTTTTACACCGATGTAGCCAACCGGGGTTTTGGTTCTGCGGAAGCCCAGCAGTACATGAACCCGTACACGGAAGCCGTAACTCGCACGACGATGGACGAGTTACAGCGCCAACAGGATGCTGAACTCGCCCAGTTGGGGCTTAAAAACACTTTCGGTGCGGGGCTTGGCTCCAGTGGATATGCCTTGTCTCAGGCGTTATCCAACCGTGACTATAGGACTAACGCTGCCAGCACTTACGCTGGCTTGCAGCAGGCCGGGTTTGAGAATGCTTACAAGCGGTTTGCAGATGACCTCTCCCGCAGGTTTGAATCCGCTAAAGGGCTGGAATCTCTCGGCGTCAACATAAACAACGCCGACATTGAACGCATCAAACAGCAAATGCTTGCCGGCGCTGACGAACGCAGCGTCCGACAGCAGTTGTTAGATCTGAAGCTGGAAGAAGCCCGCAAAGCCAGAGAAGCCCCGCAACTTTACGCTACCAATTTTGCTAGTGGTATTGCTGGACTGCCTTGGGATAGAAGCACTGCCGGCACTGCGACTTCGTTTGGGAAAGAGGTTGCGCCGCAGGGATCTATTGCAGGTCAAATCCTTGGTGGATTGGGTGGCATCTACTCAATGTATAGACTTCTTAAGGATTGGTAAATGAGCAACGGAATCCTCTCCCCCAACGCTGTAGAGTTTCAGTCCCTCGTCAGAAAACTTAGCGACGGTGCGCTGTCTCAGGCGTTGCAGATGCACGCCGACCCGTCCGACCCGAAAGGTTTCTGGCTTGCCCAAGAAGCTATGAGCCGTAAAAGCAACCGCGACAAAATGACGGCTGCACAGCAAGGGCCACAACCTACGGTCGCCCAGCAGTTGGCGCAAACTCTTGCCCCGGCTCCAGCACCTGCTCCGATGCCGATGGGCGTGCCGACCCAAGGAATCCCCGCAGCAATGCCCCCAGCGCCGCCCCAGATGGCGCAGGCTGCGCCTCCCATGCCTCCGCAGGGGATGCCTGCTGCTATGCCGCCCCAAGCGCCTCCGGTCGCTATGGCGCAGGCTGGTGGGCACGTTCACGACTACGGTGTTGCTTCCCTTCCCTACGAGCCGCGCTACGAGGAAGGCGGCATTGTGTCGTTCGCAGAGGGTGGGGGTCTTGGTGGACGCGGAACAGGAGGGAGAAATATTTACGGGGTTCCAGTTTCAGATATTGACGACTACCTTACTGTTGCAAGATCTTTTAGTGACCCCGAAGTTGAATCTTCAGAAGATTTTCAAAATCTTATGAAACAAAGTATAGCCTACAAAAAAGGAATAGAAAACCAAACAAAAGAAGAGGTTGAAGCTTCTGGGGCAACGTATGGAAGAGAACCTCCAAAAAAAGAATCACCTAAGAAAAATGACGGGTTCTTTATGGCTGCTGGGGATCCGTTTGCCCAATACAGGGGGATAATCGGTGAAATGGAAAACATGCCGGAACCCACAGTGGATTACAGTGCTTTCGGTGCGCCTACGCTACCCGCTTCCAAACTTAAGGACGTTCCGTCTCTTAAGCTTGCCAAGCCTGATTCAATTACTCCGCAGCAAGCTCTTGCAGAACAAAAAGCACTTGAAGAATCTCAAGGCATAAATTCAAATTATTACAAAGATTACAAAGATAAACTGACAAGCCGGGAAGAAAAAGCGGAAAAAGAATTCGATGCCAATAAATGGGCTGCGGCACTGGATTTCTTTGGGGGGATGATGTCATCCCCCGGTAATTTTGGGCAGCAAATCGGTGCCGCTATTCCGAAGGGGCTATCTTCGCTTAAAGAATCTCGCAAGGAATATCTTGGCAGGATGGGGGAAATTGAAAAGCTTGCGGATATGTCTGATGCCGCAGAGCGTCTTGAAAGCATGGGGCGGATTAAAGAAGCTCAACAAATTTCGAGAGAACGAGAAGCTCGAATTAACGAACTGAGTAACGCCGAAGCTGTAAGTTTGCACGGCGATAATGTTGCAGCGGCTAAGAATGAAGATGATAGAGCTTTAGAACAAGCCAAAATGAACCAAACCGCTGCCGCTTCTCGCGCAACACTTGAAGCAGCAGCAGAAGAACGAAGAGACGCTAAACTGTTAGGGATACTAAAACTTAAATACGATTTGCTTGGAAAAGTGGATGAAAGAGAACAAACCAGAATGACGGCGTTAGCTAAAGCTTACGCAGATAAACAAATTAGCCCAGATAAATTACTTGAAATGATATCCAAGCAAGAACCAGAAATTAGAGCGGGGGTAATAGCAGACCTTAAAGAAAAAGATTTACCCGCTGATCCAGTTGAAGTAGATAAACTTGTAAAGCTTTCTATACAAAGTAGGTTTGAAAGTATTGTGAATTCAGTAGAAGGGCTTACTGGAGCAAATAGTGGGGTTGGAATTGCTTCCATTAAGCAAGTCCCAGATTATTCTTCTGCGCCCCGTGCGCCGTTTATGTCAAGTTCTTCTGCGCTTTGGAATGGGGGAAGGTAGCCGTGCCTAGATTCGTCGTAACCGCAACTGACGGTAGAACTTTTGACGTAAACGCTCCCGAAGGAGCTACGCAAGATGACGTACTCCAGTACGTCCAATCTCAGTTAGGTGGCGGGTCTACGCAACCCCAAGAACCCCAAGAAACCGCAGAAGACATTTTTGCCCAACTGAAACCGGAACGTGGGTTCTTTGGGGCCACGGGTGCGGGCTTGTCTCGCGGGTTCAGCCGCATGGGGTCGCTCATTGGCGACGTTCTCCCCGCACTGGGTGCGAGTGCCCTTGGGTACGACGACTACGCCAAACGCCAGATGCAGGAAGCGGCGGATACTGAGGCGGAACTTCAACGCACCAACCCCACGCAGTTCCAGTCACTCAGCGATGTTAAGGGGCCGGGAGACTGGCTACCGTTCCTTGGGGAAACCCTCGGTGAGCAGGGTGCAAATATCCTGACCTCCATCGGTACTGGCGGCGTCGGTGCAATGGTTGCCAAGGGGCTTGCCAAGAAAGCGGCTGAGAAAGAGTTGGCGGGGCTGGCTACGCAGCGGTTGGGCGATGCCGCTGAAAAAGAATTGGTCAAGCGCACGGCGGCGGCAGA